TCCATTTAACCCCATTTTAGGATAATCTATTCTAACACAATCACCAAGTTTTACTGGACAATAACCGTGCGAAAAACTTATTTTATATTCTACATTTGAAAGATTTTGTAATAATTTTTTAGCATATAGATCTAACATTTCTTGCGTTGGATAAGTAGGTAATTCTCCAGCTGGTATTTTTTCATTAGAATAAACAATTTCTCTTCCTCTATTTATTATAGATATTGGACTTCCAGGATCTTCGTTTTTAGCAACAGCTTTCATAACACCTCTTGAATCATTATATATTACTTCTACAACATTAGGTATTCCATAATAATCATGTTTAAGAGATATTTCTGGAAATAATATTGAGCTATTATCTGATGTGAAAGTCCAAATAGGTTTTAAAGAACTTAAATCTTGATATGGCATAAATATTATTCTTCCTAATTCATCTAATCCAAAAGAATAATTAGCTAAAGATATAAGATCTTTTATATAAACATCATAAGTATCATCATAATTTGATATGAAATTATATGATAATGTTTTATCGTTTATTGTTTTAACAACTGGACATCTACATTTGTCTTTTATAACATTGTATGCTTGATCCATAATGTTTGAATCTTTAGGTATGAAGTACCCAAGAGGGACTTTTTTTTCTTTTAATTCTAATAATGGCGTATATGCATCGGCAGATACCGAATGAACTTTACCATCATATGACACTTGTGGTGTTTGTATTAAATAAGTCCCTAATGGTATTCTATCTTTAACTTCATTTTGATTTATAACTAAATAAATTCTTATATAGCATTCTCCTATTATTTCATCTAAATCTATAGTAGCTGACCCTAATGTATCTGCAGTTAGATCTCTATCTATAGATGATGATTTAACAGTTTTTATTAATTTTACATCTTTCCAAGTTGCAGGATCAACATAATAATATTCAAATGATTGTGACATAGATTTGGTCCAATCAATATTCATATTAAATACCTCCTTCAACTCTTGTTACCGTAAATGTAACTGGTATTGAAACTTCTAAATGTTTTATTCCAAAATCGACAGATATATTAGCCCAATAACCAACACCAGATGGTTCTCTAACATATACATCGCCAGCCCATTTAGAAAGTCTTCTTAAAGAATAAATTGTTTCTTTGTCATCTACTGGTATTTCACAATTCCATGTAGCAGTTTCGTTTTTTTGTGTACCATAATAACTTACAGGATTTGATCTTCCAGCATAATTAACTAAACTAACATCTGGTTTAGCTTTTTCACTTACATCGACATTATATGGTATTTTTATCATTGATCCTGACCATTCTGGTTCTACATTTCCATTTCCTTCTTCATCAACTTCGAACATAGACCATTCTTCAGACCATTGTATAACTATAGATGGCTCACCTATTTTATAGCCTTGTATATCAGCATAACTAACAGCTCCAGTATCACTTGTTATAGCTGTTATTCTATATCTAGCATAATCTAAAGATGGATGAGGATCTGTAACATAAGTATCGTTAGTATTTGGTACATCTTTAGCAATTAATGTGAATGAACCATCATATTCTTTTCTATAAACATTTAGAGTACATCCTTCTATTAATATTGGTGTTGTAATTCCACCTTCTTCTCTATATTCATAACAATAAGGATGTATACTAGCTTCTAATCTAACTTTATCTATAACAACATTAGCAAATACATCATAATAAACATCATCCCATAAAACATCAAAATCAAGATTATTAATGGCTTGTAAACCAGAATTCATAGCAACTAAAGCATTTATTGTATAATTTATACCATTTTGTAAATCTACATTTCCTGGTGTCATCTCAGTAGCAAGATCCCAAACATTGTTTCCTTCTGGATCATAATATCTTGTATATACTTTATCTCCAGGATTTATAGTTACAACTTTTCCTGTCGAATCAGTTGTACTATAACCTTGATTTGCTACAATTTCTATATAATAACTTATTGGTATTTGTTCATATGGTTCAGAATGTAATTCTATATAGAATGGAAAAGTATTAATTTCTTCAACACTAACTCCATTTTGATTTTTTATATCAATAGATATTGTTGGTTGTTCATAAACATATATTTCTCTTTCAACCGAATAATTACTATATGATTCTGCCAATAAACCAGCTGTTTGAACTTTCCATTTTATAGTACATCCTTTTATTATCATATGTGGATCTGTAGTATCTATTATATAATAATTAGGATTATCTCTTTCTTCTTCAGGTCTATCAGAATTTCTAACAATATAATCATATATATCAGTTATTCCATCATGAGTAATTTCTATATGTACATGTGCTAATGTTTCTTGAGAATTATCTGTTGCATTATGTTGCCAATATAATATTAAATCTTCTCCAATTATAGCATTTGATGCATTTGACCAAGTTGTTGGAGGATTTGGTACAGATCCTATTATTACAGATTTTATTTCAGTATAACCAGATCTTCCAGTATCATTAGATGCAGCAACTCTAAAATAATATTCATTTCCAGAATCTATATCATTAGATATTATATAAGAATTACCATATTGTGAATCAACTGTAATTTCAGTTACTCCAGTATCCGAATTATCAAATAATGACGGATCTAGAGTATATTGTATTACATATTCTGTAACATTTTTTACTTCTGACCATTTTATATATACACGGTATTGATCTTGATATGAATCTGGTCTTAATTCTATAATTTCTTCAGGAGATAATGGAATTGTTTTAACGGCTGATGTAAAATCAGTCCAATTACTTACTATTTGTTTACCATTAGTATCTCTTAAAGCTCTACATCTAACACTATAAGATCCTCCTGGATCTAATTCGAATTGTATTTCTGCAGATTGTCCTTCTTGATTTATTATTGCAGTTCCTGTTTTATATTTAGTTTTATTATCTATAAATACCTCAAATTCTATTTTGTTAGCATTTATATCATGACTAATATTTAACATAGTACATGTCAATGTAGTTTTATTTTGTTCTAATTCTATATTTGGTTGATTTGGTTGACCTGGAGGGTTGTTAGAAAAATCATATTCATTATCAACCCATTCACCATCAGTCCAATATTTTTCATGTGTTTGAGAATTTTTTTCTTCAGAATAAGGTTTAACCCTAAATTTTACTTTTTTAGCATTTTGATTATTTACACTTACAGTATATTCTTTTTGATTTGTTGTAATTCCAATTTGTTGTATTCTCCATCCAGTTCCATCACCAACATCATAATATATTTCTAACTCATATCCAGCAGTATGATCTTTTGTATGCTCCCATCTAGCAAATAATGTTCTTTCTTCACCAGCCTCAAGTGCCCACCATACCATCGTTACTTTATTAGATGGCGGTGGGGTTGTACTTGGGCTTGGTGCTGGTGGTTCTGGACCAGTATCTGGAGTTATACCTGGAAGTACTAATAATTGTCCAACATATATTGTTGGTTTTGATGTTTTTATACCATTAGCGTTAGCTATACTTTGCCATTTTTTATAAGTTCCATAAACGCTTTCTGAAATTCTTACTAAACAGTCTCCTCTTTCAACACGCCATTTATTTCCGTCTCTAGGCATAATTATGACCTCCTATCAACATCTAATGCTCTTATTAATTGATCTATAGCATTACCAACAGCAGTGTCACTATCATAAGTTATACCGCCTATATTATATGTATTTGTAGGTGTATTACTAAATTTATCACCTAATTTATCTATAGCATTATAAAGCATATTATTATTTTTATTAGAATTTATATTATTTATTCCAGAACTAATACTACTAACTTGAAGATTTGCTGGTATTAATTTATTAGATAATAAACTATTTATAGAATTACTTGCTTCATTAACATTTGTTAAATCAACTATAGGTTTTATAGTTGGTTGAATTGTCATATCAGAATCTGCTAACATACCAGTATTTAATAATGAAGATTTTAATGCTTCGTTTTGTTTCTTACCAAAATCAACAACTTCTTTTACTGAAGCATCTAATTTCTTCTTAATACCTAATATAAATCCATCTACGAAATAACTACCTAATTCCTCAGTTTCTTTAGATGGCGAATTTATTTTTAATGCATTTTTTAAATAAGTTACAGCATTATTAGCCATTTCTGTTATTTTATTGTTTAATTTATTTTTATTATCATTACTATTTACTGAATCTGTAAATGTTGTTATTAAATAATCACCAGCTTTTACTATGTTATTAAATAAATCTACATTTTCAATAACGCCTTTTAATGAATCAGCAATCATTTTGATTAAACTAGACGTCATAGTCGCTATTCTATCAGTTGATAATGTGTCAAATGTTTTAACAATAATATCAAATATATCTGATATTTTTGTTTTCGCACTTGTTATATCTTCATCTTTTGTACTTGCAACATCTGATATAAAATCGGATAAAGATTTTCCAATTGTAGGTAATGATTTAGAGATACTAGCCAAAGCAGTTGCTGATACTAAAACATTATTTATTCCAGAAAGTCTTTCAAATAATGTTACTATAGTACCAAACACATTATCCATA